TTCACCATCTTCTTCATTCATACTGGAGCAGTAGTGATTGACATCCTCTACATCCGCTCCAGATTCAACATCATGGTGAAGAGACTGAGTGATGATGGTATCAAAGTCACAATAGACTACATCATCTACATCTGTGAAGACATTCTCCCAGATTGATTCATACAAAGAGCATCCAGATTGGATGCTTTTTTGTTTTGTAACTTGCTGAATTTCAAGCATCAAAAAAATATATCACATGATTGTTGTGTGATGTCTATCTCTGTCTATATTTGATGCCATGAACAACACACATACAACCAATTCAATTGCATCTGGAGACAAGTCAATGAAGATTCATGTCTCCAATGGTGCAAGAACACTTTGCAATAGAAAGTCTTTGCACAAGGAAGACAAGCAAACATTCAAGAATGCTCTTCAAATTGCTCCAGAACTTTGTTGTGCAAAGTGTACTGCTATCATCAACAGAATCAAATAATCCTCAAACACACACACACATGAAACCAGTAGTTAAACCATTCACCACAGATTGCTTTGGCAATTCATTTGACTCTCTCACCATTGCACAACTGATTCAATTGAGAGATACAATTCAACTTGAAATCAAGCAGTATTCATTCTACAAAGAAGGAATGAGATATCAGAAGAAGCAGAGAGCAACACTTGCACTATTGCAATCTTTAACTATAGCATAATTCACTCACTCAAAAAACTATACACACATGATACAAAGAGTCACAATCCTATCTCAAGGTGCTGGAAGCAAGATGTACACACTATGGAACTACAACATTGGTAGTGCCTATTGCAAGCCACAATACATCAAGAATCTATCTACTGACTATGATACTGCACTCATGCTTGCAGAGCAATTTGCAGAACGTGCTGGAAGAGAATTGTGGAATGATGCTATGGAATCTCTCAAACCAATCCTAAGAAGTCAGCAGATGACTCCTACTATGGTGAAGTTTGGGAAGAACAAAGGAGTAGAATTGAAAGATTGTGAACCAAAGTTCATCATCTGGGTAGCGAAAGGATGTCCATTGTATGATGAGAAATATGAAAGTTGGTGCAATTATTCATTTGGTGGTAGTGACTTTGAATCATATGCTCAATCACTTGCAGTAGAACTTGGTCTTGGAGTGATGCACAAGGAGAAGTTCTATACTACAGAGCAGTATCAGAAAATAGTTGAGAAGGAGCAGTTGATGTCTTCTCTGGTGAATGGTCATCACTTTACTGATGGTCAAAGATTGAACTTGACTTTGACTTGCATCAAGCAGACTGGATATGAATCTCAATATGGATTCATTAGTGTGTACACTTTCATTGATGCTGACAAGAAAGTGTATACCTACAAGGGAGGAACATTGACACAACCAATCCAGAATGTTGATGGAATACATCAATGGCATTCACATGATGCAGTTAGCAAGGATATGACCATCACTTGCAAAGCAACCATCAAGCATTCTACATATAAGGATGAACCAGTCACCTTCATCCAGAGATTGAAGATTGAGATTAAGTAGTCAATCACCAGATAGAAAAAGAAGAGGACTCAGTAGAGTCCTTTTTTTTTAGATATCTATTGCATCATGTCTATTCTTGTCTATATTTGCCCAATAAACACACACCAATATGTACGAACTTCTCTATTCAAAAATCAAAAGCAAGACTATCAAGATGCCTGTCTTTGCTGGTATGCAGTATGCTCATGGCAAAATCATCAATGCAAAGATGTCTCTTGTTGCTCATGACTATTTCCTTCACACATATCAAGTCCACTACTACACCAACAATCATGAAGATTGGGAATTGATAGGAAGCAAAAGAATCAAAAGAACATTCATCAAGAGGACTCATTAGAGTCCTTTTTTGTTTTCAGATGTATGAATACTTCCCATAGTTGGGATGCAGTTCAAAGTACATTCTCATCATGACCATATCTGCATAATCTGGAGAGATTCCATGTTGTCTCTGAATCTCTTCTTTGCTGGTCACAGAGAGTCTTGAATCTGAATCTGGATGTCTCCTTCGTATCATGTCCAGTTCTTTCACTAATGTGTCCCTATTCGCCACAGGAAGGATGATTTTGTTCTGCTCTATCATCTCAGCGAGTTTGAAGTAGCATTCTGCTTTCATATTCATGAACTTCTCTGGATGCTTTGCTCTTGCACCATTCTGGAATCCTCTACACTTCAAGAAATCGGTTGCTCCTCCTCCCACACCATCTTCATCACAGATGATGTTGGACAACTTGACTTGGTACTTTCTACTCAATTGTCTGATGGACTCCACAACTTCATTGATTCTATTCTTCCTGTATTCAACTACATCAATCAACTGGAGATTCCTCCATACTCCAATGGTAGTTCTATCCTTTCCAAGACGAGCAATATCTGCTGTGATGTACATCTCTCCAGATTGGTCTTCATCTCTGAAGCATCTCAGCAAGTCATCATAGTTGAAGAGATTGTCTATTGATTCATCATAGTCCCAGTCTCCTTCCAGCAGTCTCTTTCTGTCTACTTCTGGGAGTCGGGAAAGAGTCTCATAGTATGTTGGTGGTAGATGATGATTGTCCATTGCAGTTGCTTGGATGAAAGCATACTGATGTGGTAGTGAACCAGTCTTCCAAGGAGAGAAGATTTCATTGTACAACCATCCCTTGGATGGATTGCAAGTCATCAATCCCTTGGGAGGAAGATTGTATTCTCTCAACTTGAATCTCACACGACTCCTCAAGATGTCTATTGCTTTCTTGGTGACTTGGGATACTTCATCTACAAACCAGTCTGTGATTTCCAAACTTCCAAGTGAGTCAAAATTTTCATCTGAAGGATATGCATACAAGTCCTTCAAGACAATCTCACTTCCATTGCTGAATGTGATGACATTTGATTGACCATTGAATCTATAGTCTTTGTCTGCTCTTAGTCCATACATCTGACAGACTTCAAAGAATGTCTTCAGAGTAGTCTTCTTCAATGTGTCCAACTTACTTCTTCCAATCAATCCTCTTGTACCTTCATACTTGAGTCTCCTCTGGACTTGCCATGCACAACCAAGAAAAGACTTGCTTCCTCCAGCAGCACCACCAAAGAGAACAAGTTCACATTCATGGTCTATTGCAAGATGTCTGAGAGCATCCAGTTGCTTGGGGAGAAACTCAATCATAGTAGATACTTCTTGTCACCAGTCAAGTCATGAAGTTGGAAGAATAGTTCATTCATTCTCTTGGATGCTTGGAGTGATGGTTTGATGAGTCGCTTGCAAGCAAGAAGAATCATCTCTTCCATCAGTTCCTGTTCTTTCTGTTTGATGTCTATTTCACTCATTGGAAAAACTTTTTGAATATGTATTTGATTTCATTGTTCCATAGATTGACTTCTACCTTGTTCCCATATGCAACAATCCTGTATCCATCAAAGTCCTGTTCAGTATGATACTCTTCTGTCATGAGTATGTTGGTGATGGTGTATGATAGATATGTCTGCATCTCAAAGTAGGAGTCTACAAAATCGGCAACCAAGTCTTCAAACTCATCTGCTGATAGATGCTGGAAGTCTTCCTTGTCATACCATAGTTCACCCAGAATGACTTCATCCTTTTGATTCCCAGAGATACGATAGTGAAGAAGTTCACCCAGTCTTCCCAGAGCATTGAACATCTCTTCTGATTTGTCATTCCCTTCATAGTAGTCTATCATGTCTTGGAATGTCATAGTATCCCAAGTGAGTCTTGGTTTGATATACTGGGATGTGGTGACTCCACATGACTCCAGTAGTTCAGTAAATGTGTACCATTCTTTCATCTGATGTATTCATGATTCTCACCAAGTCTCATCAATGTCTCCTTGTATTTTTGGTGACTCACTCCAATCACTTCACTCATATGTTTTGCCACATTGATTTGATTCTTGTGAAGCATCATGATTTCATTGACTGCTTTGTCCAAAGATATCTCTTTCACTTCAGCATACTTCTCCAGTCTCTCACTATGGTAGTTTTGAATCAAGACTGATGCTCCCATACTGGAACAATTCCTTGTTCTATACTTCTTCTTTGCTGGTCTCATAGGACTCTGATAGTTTTGATTTGTTCTCTGGTGCAAGTGAGTCCATACTCAGAGAGACAATCAGCAATCTCATTCAACATCCTTCTCAATTCAGCATCTGTTGCATACATATTCTCAATCTGGGATACACCATGAATGATGGTAGAATGGGTGAGACATCTTTCAAACATCTTTCCCAAAGATACAAGAGACATCATCCCTTGCTTGACATACTCTTGATTCATGCAATACATCACCAGATATCTACTGATGACCTTCTCTTTGATTCTACTTCCAGATGATGGTATGTTGACTATTCCAGTCTGTGCTGATACACATTCACAGATATACTCAAAGGACTCCATAGATGGTTGAAGATGCTCATTCATCCTTCTGAAGATTCTACTCCCATACTTCTTTGCATTGGGATTGAAATGAGGAAGTAGTAGTTCTATTGCTTCCATCTTATGATGGTCTGGTATCAATGAGAGGACTGCATAGATAGAATCCTCTGCTCCTAATTTATCAGAGTGCATATTGGTGTATTGGTGAGTTTAGATAGTTTCTTGATATGTTTCAATTGCATGGTATCTGGTTTGTCAATGTATCGATAGAGTGACCATCTACTGATGTTCATCTTCCTTGCACAAGACTCCTTTGTTCCAAAGTGTTCCAGTATATGCTCTTCCAGTCTGTTCATACAATTGTAGTTCATGTGATGCTGATTGCATCTAACTTTGAACAAAGATATGTCACTATTCTGCAACATGGAATCTTGTTTGGACATTCAATTGAGACAACATATGAACACATGGAAGTCATATGCAATTGGGTTGATGAGAGACAGAGTGAAAGGAGAAGACTTGCTGAGTGAAGTATTGCTCAAGATAGTAGACAACCAAAGAGAGAAAGCAGAACAACTTGCTTG